GAAAATTTTTTATTTTGTTAAGGGATTATCTAAATCAAAAAAAGAATGAATTAAATTATGATGAAATATATCTACTTAGAAATCCATCTCGCAGAGGCGTTCATTTCTTTGAAACAAAAAATTTCTATCCTGACTTTATTTTATGGACAATAAAAGGAGAGGAATTAACAATATCTTTTATTGATCCAAAAGGACTTAAAATGGTCAATCCGGAAGATGAAAAACTTAAATTGTGTACAAAGCTAAAAGAAATTGAATTGGATATCTATAATAGGGGAAAAGGAAAATCTAAATACAAAATAATAAAACTTAATTCTTTTATCTTATCCTATACACTTTATGATAATCTTAAGTGGGAAGATAGCAAGGATGATCTAAAAAATAAAAATATTCTCTTTTTAGAAGATAAGCTTGATGCTATTGACCAACTGTTTAAAAAAATTGAAGATGATAAAAAAAATAGCGGATAAAGAAAAAATACCTCAGGAGGATATAGTGAGCATTGAAATTAATATTACTTATGCGCAGAAAAAGCTACATAGTTTTATCTATATAAAAGAAAAGTATAGGCATTTATTTCCTGAACCCTGGACAAAATTTCAAATTGAGGACCCTTATGAAAATAAAACCTATATTGTGTATTTAGAATCTTATTATAGAATACCGGGTTTGGTCGGCCTATTCAATAAATATCAATTCCTAACAGAAGGGTATGAATTTTATTTAGAAGTAGTTGAAGATAAGAAGAAATACCGAATAAGATTTGATAATTTAGATCAAATAAAACTAGATAATAAAAGTATACCTATAGATGAGGAATCTGGCGATGCTTTTACTGATCTTGAATTACTGACTTATAATACCGATAACTATTCTAACATTACTGTAAAAGAAGGACAAAGGACATTATATTTACATTACAAAATAGAAAGAAATAAAAAAATTGTTAATTTGGCTAAGGCTTTGGCCCTAAAAAATAATAAAGAATTAAGATGTGAAGTTTGTGGATTTTCTTTTTTCGAACATTATGGGGATCGGGGTAAGAATTTTATTGAAGGACATCATGTCAATCCGCTTGGATTAGTTGATGAAAGCGTCGAAACAAAAATTGAAGACATTAGACTACTCTGTTCAAATTGCCATAGTATGATCCATATAAAGTATCCATGGCTTACTATTGAAGAATTAAAAAACGTATATCTTTCAAAATAAATAAAAGTAATGATTATTTATTAAAATTTAAGAATTAGTAACTTAGGGAATTATTTTAATTTTTCGTCCAGTTTATCTAAACCTTTATTTGAGTAATGTTCAAAAAGAACTTTTGCCACATATATTAAAATTCCTCCTCCAATTAAACTAAAAATGCCAACAGGTATAATCAACAAGTTAAAAAGTGTGCTAGAAATTGCCGCATTTAATTCATCTTGGCTTATATCCATAGTAACATTTAACTCACGATTATTAATTTCGTTTAGACTTGAATTTATATCTTTTAAGTTATTAGACTGTGATGTCAAATTAGAATTAATATATCCTAATTCCTTTGAGTTGGCTAAATTAAGAGAATCTATTTTAGTATTTAGGGCATTTAGATTTATATTTGTCATATCTAATTTTGAATCATTAAAGTTAGTTAGAGCAGTTTCAAGATTTTCCATATCCGTGTTCAATTCATTTAAAAAATGTATATTAACTAATATATTAGCACCAATACATATAATTAATGATATTAACAATGTGATTATAATTTTAGATTTACATTTTTCTTTTGACATGTGCACTAGTTTGTATCTTTGTTTATAAAAATATTTACCAAATAACCTTATCTCTCTTTCTCTTGCACTTTTTACAAACTAAAAAAGTCTTCTCTGTTTTAAGATCATAACAATAGCTAGCAGACATCTCAATCGGCCTTGCAAGAACTATCTCACATCTAGAACAGTAATATTCATTCATGCTTTCATAATCCATGCCACTTCGTAATATTTTGGTCTATTGTTAAATGTTGCACCTTGGGTACACTGCTTCATAGTCTGACCGTCGGCATAGAATCCGTTTGTCCCTATTGTGATTGAGTGAGCCCCTCCCGTTGTTCCAGGGGCCGTTGTGGAGGTTGTTATGCCCTGTAAGAAACGGTCAATCAGATTTGGAGTTCCATTGTTACCATCGCAAAGGAGCCATCCAGACGGGATGCTTGCCAATGCACCACTCCATGCAACAATGACCCCTGGAGGCACATATGAAGGCAATCCAGAAACTACATTTGTCATAGAAGTTATTGAACTGGCCCCTGCAATAACTGTCGCAAGCAGCATTGCATCATCCGGCGCTGTCCCTGAAGTTGAGATTGTAAGCCAGTTTGCGCCGTTGTCAGAATGCAAGTAAACATAGTTTGTGTTGCTCGCAGTTGCCGTGAGAGATTCTACTGCATCAGAAACAATCTGAAACATTCCCCCGGCAGCATCTTTCACATAAGCCGTTCCAGCTGCAACATTTAAATCCAATCCACTATCCACTGAAACAGTAAATCCAGTCTTTATTCCTTCAGAGAAGAAATCCCCGAAATACTGCCTAAAATCAGCTGAGGCAATATCCTGCCCAGCTGCAACCTTTTTAGTAAATGTCATAATATCCCCTAAAATTCTATTACGTAATAAACTGTCATTGTTTTTGTATTATCAAATATTTTAGTTGGCGAGATTAGCGAGTGGGTGAGAAGATCAGTTTCATTGTAGGCATATAATCCAAGTTCGGCCCAGATCCCATAATAACTGGATTCTGTGCTATCAAAATAATAAGTTGATTCGGCCTTGTTAGAATAAGTGTTGTTATGCAAACTATTCGGCACATATGACTTCAAAGATCCAAGTTGTGTTTTTAGGGCCAGATCTGTTGCAGCGACTGCAGTGCTTCCAGTGCCTATTGCCAGCTTTCCGGTCCTGTGCTTGTTTGCATCATAATCTCCTGTAAGCACATCGGCCAAAGCCGCTTTTAGTTTGTTAGTGACGAGGTTCTTTTGCCAGGGCCCCCTTATTATCCTGTCACGCTCAATATTATACTCATCAATCCTGAATTTTCCCAGGTAAGGATTTTTATCCCCTCTAATAAGTTCAGTTATTTCCATTTGCTCACGTCCCATTTGGCCTTGCCATCATCAAACTGTGCATCATAATCTGTTGCAAGCGCAGTGATAGTTTCTGTCAGCGTTATTGATGGAGTTTCAGTTGTTTCCTTGTAATCCGTTGAAGTTTCCTGAAGCTGCAGAACATTTTCCACTTTGAGCTTTCTAATTTCTGAAAACAGATTTGCAAATGTGGAGTAGAAATCTTCGGCTGCTGTGCATTCTATTCTCACCGTGCTGATCTTGGGATCATTTATCTCATATGAAACAGACAGCATTGCCTGACCTTCCAGGGTGACTCCAGGGATTGAGATTGATACAACTTCCCCAGCCTTGAGTCTCTTTCCAGGAGGATTGATTGTCAGCTTGGAAGAGTTTGAAAGCGCATATTCAATTATTTTTTGCTGGGCCAGCATCAGCGCCGTATCCGTGTCTTTTATCGATAGATCAACAATCGGGATATCTGTATGGTGAGAGAACATCTTTGTCCCTGAAGCACCTTTTACAATCTGGACCCCATAATAAGTCTTGAAGGCCATTTTCCCTGTGGCGCTTGTCCAGGATGATCCAGTTGAATACTTGTGGCCACTTGCAGTCGTGTTGTCATGCGCCACTTTGTAAGTATCAGCCGCCGTTCCAATCATATGGAAAACTATCCAGTGGAGCTTTGTCACGTTTAGTTGCACGTCGATATAATCAAGTTTTATCCAGGAGCCATCAGTTGAAACGTTTTTGGCTGCTGTTGATCCAAATCCTACAATGGCGCCAGTTGGCCCTGAATTGTCCTCAACTATCGAGAATCTGAAGGCATCGAGAGGGCTGCCCACCTTTTTGACATAAGTCTCAACATAAAGCACGTTTGACTTTGAAGGCTGGAAAGAAGACGCATAATACTTATCATGAAGCGAAACTTCAGTTGTTGTAGTCGCCTGGCTCTGGTCCAAAAAGCCTTGCTTTCCCCCCACAACAAATACCCTGTCAAAGAACTTTGAAGTGTCTCTTTTGATTGATGCATTAACTATTTGGGCTGGGGTAATTGAGTGGGATACTTCAAGATCGCTTGGGTCATAAAAATGAAGATCATCGTTTTCATCAACATAATAATCAGCGCCAACAAGCCTTGCAATCTTTTCAATGGCCTGGGAAACATACTCCCACGCAAAGGAAACAAACGGTATTTGGTCTAGAAATTCTTCAACATTAGTTGTTGATATCTCCGGGCAATACCTGTAAACTAAATCAGTGATTATATCAGTTGCAGTTGTGTTGTAGTAAACTTCAGCGCCGGAAACAATTGTCTGACCAAACCTAACTGATCCATAATCTTCCCCGCTTAGGGCCAGTTTGTTGCTGCTATAGCTATCAATATCAAAGTCAATCCCGGTGATAAGGCCATGGAAGATTTTAGTGACTGGAGGATCATTTTCATCGAAATAAAGGTAGACATTATCGCCTATCCCAAACTCTTCTGAGATTGATCCATCGTTATTGTTCAAAACAATTTCAAAGTAGTCTGATCGTTTTCCTTTCTCATCAGTGAACTTTGCATACTCCACCGTGTAGTTATCCTCTAATACAATATC